CCTATTACTGAAGTGTTAAAAATAAATCCTGACTTAACAACAGAAGATTTAGAAGAGATATCTCAATATAGTCAAGCGTGGTATAATTATTATAATACAGCAGCTATATATGAGAACAGCATGTTTGCAAGAGATAGCTGTACCTTGTTATTTTTTAATTATAAAACTACTAATAGTTTTGTTTATAAGAAAAAACAAACCGCAGAAGGAACTTTTAAAACTGTAGAAAAAGATGATCAGTTTAATCCTCCTCAAGAAATGATGGACGAAGGTAACTTTGAAAGAGTAGAAAAAAGAATAGACGTGTGGTATGACGGAGTGATGGTTATGGGAAGTAACTTGTTACTTAAGTGGGATATGATGGAAAACATGGTAAGGCCAAATTCTGCAAGTCAATATGCTATGCCTAATTATGTAGCTTGCGCTCCAAGAATGTATAAAGGAATATTAGATTCATTAGTAAAAAGAATGATTCCCTTTGCTGATTTAATTCAGATGACTCATTTAAAATTACAACAGGTAGTTTCTAAAGTAGTTCCTGATGGTGTATTTATAGATGCTGATGGGTTAAGTGAAGTAGATTTGGGAACTGGAAATGCCTATGATCCTTCTGATGCTCTTCGTCTTTATTTCCAAACTGGTAGTGTAGTGGGAAGAAGTTACACTCAAGATGGAGAATATAATAATGCAAAGGTTCCTATTACTCAATTAACATCTAATAGTGGAGGAAGTAAAATGCAAATGCTTATAGGTAATTATAATCATTACTTAGGAATGATAAGACAGGTGACAGGTTTAAATGAAGCCAGAGATGCTTCTACTCCTGACCCTAACTCTTTAGTAGGGGTTCAAAAGTTAGCTGCATTAAATTCTAACGTAGCTACAAGACATATTTTAAATTCGAGTCTTTATATAACCAGAACATTAGCGGAGTGTTTATCTATTAGAACGGCAGATGTTTTGGAATATTCTGACTTTAAGGATGAGTTTGCTATGCAAATAGGAAAATATAACTTAGGCATAATAGATGAGATAAGAAATTTATATATCTATGACTTTGGTGTATTTATAGAAATGAGTCCAGACGAAGAAGAAAAAGCTCAATTAGAAGCTAATATACAGGCAGCTTTAAAAATGGGAGGAATTGATTTAGAAGATGCGATTGATATTAGAACTATTAGCAATTTAAAAATGGCTAATCAATTATTAAAAGTAAAAAGAAAACAAACGGCTGCTGAGAAAAAAGAACAAGAGATGCAAAAGCAAGCAATGCAAGGACAACAACAAATGCAATTGCAACAACAAGCGGCTCAAGCTAAGATGCAACAAACTCAAACAGAGATACAGGCTAAGATTCAACTTAAACAAGCGGAGATTGCTTTTGAGATAGAAAAGCAAACTAACGAAGCTGATTTAAAAAGAAGATTAATGGATGTAGAGTTTAACTATAATATGCAATTAAGAGGAATGGAGCAGTCCGAAATAAATGCTCGAGAAATTCAGAAAGAAGATGCGAAAGCAGAGCGTATTAGTCAAGGGAATACTCAGCAATCCAAAATGATTACTCAGAGAAAAACAGGAGGACCTCCTATTAACTTTGAGTCTAATGAAGATAGTTTAGATGGTTTTGACTTAGCTGAATTTAATCCAAGATAAGCCTTAAAAATATAATTAAATAAATATTAACTTTGCATAAATTAAATTAAATAAAAATGGAAGAAAATCAAGAACCAAAAATTATAGTAAAAGAAGTTACGGGAGAAGAAAAATCGCGAGCTGAAGTAGAAGAGGCATTACTTAAAAAACATGAAGAAAAAATCGGCTCTACAGAAAGTGACACTGAAGTGGAGCGAGTGGATACAAGCGCTGAGAGTACCACCTCCGAGAGTAAGCAAGAAGAAGTACAACAGAAAGATGAAACACAAAAAGAATCATCAGATTTAACTGATGAAACCGTTCTTTCATATATTAAAGAAAGATATGATAAAGACATATCTTCCGTAGATGATTTATTTGCTCAACGTGAGTTAAATGAAGATTTGCCTGAAGATGTTTCTGCATATTTTAAGTACAAAAAAGAAACTGGACGTGGCATTGAAGATTTTGTTAAGTTACAACAAAACTATGATGACATGGATAGCGATAAATTGTTATCTCAATATTATTCTCATACTGAAGAAGGTTTAGATAGTGAGGATATTAAAGACTTAATGGTAGATAAGTTTGGTTATGATGCTGATTTAGATGAGCCAAAAGAAATTAAGAAAATTGAGAGAGCAAAAAAACGAGAACTTGTTAAAGCTAAAAAGTTTTTCAATGAACAAAAAGATAAATATAAAACTCCTCTTGAGTCAAGTGGGAGTGGATTATCTGACGAGGACAAAGAAAAATTTAATAGTTATAAAAGTTATATAGAGGAATCAAAAACTGCTCAAGAAGCACAGAAGAGAAGGTATGATTATTTCTTATCAAAGACTGATGAAGTCTTTAACGATGAATTCAAAGGTTTTGAGTTCAATGTCGGAGAGAAAAAATTTACGTTTAAACCTGGAGATAGTAAAGAGCTAAAAGGAAAACAATCTGATGTTAAGAATTTCGTGGGTAAATACATGGATGAAAAAACAGGAATGATTAGTGATCCAGCTGGATACCATCGAGCAATGTCAGTAGCTATGAATATTGATAAGTTTGCTGAGTTTTTCTACAATCAAGGAGTAACCGCGACTGTAGACGAAGTTAGTAAGAAGTCCAAGAATATTAATATGGACATGCGTAAAGCGCCTGTTTCATTAAATAAAAATGGATTACAAATCAAAGCTGTTGGCGATACAAGTAGTGGTAGAGGACTCAAGATTAGAAGTATTAAACAAAGTTAAATAATTAAAAAAATTAAAAAATTATGGCAGTATTACCAAGTCCAGGGTTTGACCTTCAGCCAAGTGCGGAAAGAATTGCCCTGCCAACAAACTATATTACCAATTTTGATTTCTTAAATCAGTATCTTCCAGATACATATGAAAAAGAATTTGAAAGATATGGTAATAGAACAGTAGCTTCATTCTTAAGAATGGTAGGTGCTGAAATGCCTTCTAACTCAGACATGATAAAATGGGCTGAACAAGGAAGGTTACATACTAAATACACTAATGTAACATTAGCAGCAACAGGTGCTACTACAGGTACATTAACAGTAAACGACACGTTAAATCCAGTAGGATCTAACATCGCTGTTAGAATTGGACAGACTATTTTTATATCTGACAACACTGCAGGGTCTACGTTACATAACAAAGCAGTGGTAACAGGTGTTACTCAGAATACTATTACTGTAGCATTCTACGAAGCTTTATCTGTAGTTCCAGCAACTCCAACAACATTAACTGTAATGATTTACGGTTCGGAATTCGCTAAAGGAACTACAGGAATGCAAGATTCATTAGAGTCTAACGATGTGTTCTTTGACAACAAACCAATTATCATTAAGGATACTTACGAGGTAAGTGGTTCTGACATGGCTCAAATTGGATGGGTTGAAATATCTACTGAAAATGGTGGATCTGGATACTTATGGTACATGAAGTCTGAGCACGAAACAAGATTACGTTTTGAAGACTACTTAGAAACAGCAATGATTGAAGCAGTTCCAGCAGCTCCTAACTCAGGTGCAGAAGCGGCTTTATCTTCTTCAGCTGCTGCGGTAGGTACAATCAACGCAGGTTCTGAGGGAGTATTCTATGTAGTAGAAACAAGAGGAAATGTATGGGGTGGTGGTAACCCAACTACTCTTGCTGGTTTCGATACAGTAATCCAAAGATTAGACAAGCAAGGTGCTATTGAGGAAAATGTTATTTTCTGTAACAGACAATTCTCATTTGATATTGACGATATGTTAGCTGCTCAAAACTCTTACGGAGCGGGTGGTACATCATATGGTTTATTTGATAATGATGAAGAGATGGCACTTAACTTAGGATTCACAGGATTCCGTAGAGGTTATGACTTCTACAAGTCTGACTGGAAATATCTTAACGATGCTACAATGAGAGGTGATATAGTAGGTGGAAATGTTAACGGACTTTTAGTTCCTGCAGGATCTACTTCAGTATATGACCAAATCTTAGGTAAAAACGCTAAGCGTCCATTCTTACACGTTCGATACAGAGCGTCTGAGACTGAAGACAGACGTTACAAAACTTGGATCACTGGTTCTGCTGGTGGAGCAAGAACATCTGACTTAGATGCAATGCAAGTTAACTTCTTGAGTGAAAGAGCTTGTTGTACTTTAGGTGCAAACAACTTCTTTATCTTCCAAGACTAACAATTAGTAATTAGGGGGAGGATTAATCTCCTCCCCTTTTTTTTAACTTTAATTAAATTATAATAAAATGAAAAAACCAGCAAAATTTACAGCTAAAAGCTATAAACTAAAAAACAACAAAACTCCTTTAGCATACATGCTATCTTCTCATCACTCTAAAAGATCTAATCTTTTACACTTTGATGATGAGACAGGAGAAAACAGAGCCTTGCGTTACGCAAGAAATCAGAAATCACCTTTTGAAGACGAGCAAGATGGGAATGTAATAATGGAACCTATTATGTTTGAAGATGGGTTATTGCATGTTACTAAAGAAAACCAAGTGCTTCAACATTTTCTTTCTTTACATCCGGGTAACGGAATGATTTTTGAAGAAATAAATGAAGCAAAAGATGCAGCTCAAGAGTTAGAAGTAGAAACTATGGTATTAGATGCTCAGTTATTAGCACGTGATTTATCAATAGAAAAGTTAAGTACTATCGGTAGAGTGTTGTTAGGAGCAGATGTAGACAATATGAGTACTGCAGAATTAAAAAGAGATATATTAGTATTTGCCAGAAATAATCCTATGGAGTTTATAGATTTATTAAACGACCCTACTTTACAGGTTCAAGAAGATGTAGTTCTTTTCTTCCAAAACGGATTGCTTCAATTAAGAAATCAGCAAAGAGATGTGTATTTTAATTTAATGAATAATAAGAAGAAATTTTTAACAGTACCATTTGGAGAAGACCCTATGGATATTGTAGCTTCTTATTGTCAAACTGATGATGGTGTTGAAACCTATAAACTTTTAAAAAGAAAGTTATCAGGAGATCTTCCTAAGATTGAAATAGCTAACGAAATGAAAGAGGTGGAAATAGAAAAACCTAAAAAGAAAAAGAAAGCTACTAAAGCTTAATGATAAAGACACCCTTACACAGGGTGTTTTTTTTTATGTATCTTTGCACTTTATTAACTCATAAACTATTATTATTATGGAAAAATTTTTAAGCATCCCTGTTACTAACGAGGGAGACCAATTAGTTCCTTTAGTGGGATTAAAACTTATTGAAGTAGGAGGTACTCCAGCTACGGAGACTACTATGACGTATGGTAACGGAAAAGTAATTACTTTTACTCACGCAACTGTAGGAGCTCCTACAGCAACAAACTCAGGAACACAGTTTAGAAAAATATTACAAGACGCGGCTGCTTTAGCGTTAGGTACATCTTGGACTAACGCTGCGTTTCCATTAGCACCAAAGTACGCAGTATCAAATATTGATATAGCATAAATTATTATTAACTCATAAATTATTATTATTATGGAAAAATTTCTTAGTATCCCAGTATTAGATGCCAATGGGACAAATAGTCAAGACCAATTGGTTTCGATTAGTGGCATTAAAATTATTAAACAGACCTCAACCACTGCAGTTAGAATTGATTACCTTGATGGTAAGCAAACTACCTTGACGTGGCCAAACACTTATGCTGCTCCTATTCTTTTAGAAAGTGTTACAGCAGCAGTAAAAAAGGCATTAAGTTCCGGATGGACTAATGTTGTAGAGTCTTATAACCCGAATGGATTTGTTCTTGGTAGCCAGGTTTCTGGTGGTGATTCCGGATCTTTCGATAGTACTAACCCGCTAACGTCAATTGCAATAGCTTAAAACATGTATACAAAAATGGAAAAATTTATAAACTTTAAACAATTAAATGTAGTTCTTACAGGAGCAGGAGACGCTCCAACTGGAGTTCAGCTTAAAGATGCTACAGCAACTTTTACAGCAAGTGTACTTCCTAATGCTATTGTATGGGATAGAACTACTAATGCTTCGGCAGGTGGTGAAATGTATATTGTTACTGCAGTAACTTCAGATACAGAGTTAGCTTTAACAGCTATCGGGCCAACAGCATCTCAAGGAACAGGGGTTCCTGCTGCTGCAACTTATGATATATTCATGCCAGAATATACAGTATTAAAATCTGGTACTGCCGACGCTACGACAGCAGGATACTTAGAAGACTCAAGTGCTAACTTTATAACAGCAGGAGTTAAAGTAGGTGACTACGCGTATGATATTACAGGAGGAACTACTACTACAGTTACTTCAGTGTCTCCTACTAAATTAGGTGTGGCTGATGATATATTTGTAAACACTGATGCTTATATGGTATATGAAAGTGGAGCAGATGATCATAATAAAATGCTTAGATCAGCAGATGTTATGCTTGTAGAAAATAACGCGCTTGCTGCTAATAACAGTAGAGTAGATCTTGATTATGATTCAACTACGGCTGCGGTAGCGGATGTTGTATATGCTTATTCTGACACAGGAGCAGTAGGAAATGAAGACATGAGAGCAGCTATTCAAGATGCTATAATTGCTTCTTTAGAAACGTCATGGACTGAACCAGTTTACGATTTCCCTGGATTACTAAATCCTGCTGACGCAGTTACTAATACTACGTGGTTAGGAGGTCAAAATTATTTTATACTACGAGTGCAGTAATATATTATTTAAATATATTAAGAGAGGTCTACAAAAAAAAGTGGACCTCTTTTTTTTTCTTATCTTTGTGAAAACATTTAAAGGTTATGGCTGCATCAATAAATGAGGTAAGAAATACAGTATTAGCAATTGCTAATAAAAATAACTATGGATATATATCTCCTCAAGATTTTAATCTATATGCCAAGCAAGCTCAGATGGATATGTTTGAGGACTATTTTTATCAATACAATAATTGGATTAATAAAGAAAACAATAGAACCTCAGGGACAGAATACGCTAATATTGTAAAAGGATTAGTAGAAGTAATAGAGAGTTTTTCAGCAGAGACATTTTTAGCAAAAGCTTCCCCTCTTAATAATACTTTTTCTCTTCCTGCTGATTATTATTTAATAAATAAATTATATTATTACTCTACCCCTTTATTTAATGGATCATCAACAGCTGTTTCTCCATATGAATTACAGGACAATGCAGCTGTAGGTTGGACTACTATACCGGCTTCAGCTCCTACTCCCGCAATTGGGAGTTTAGTAGTTAACTTAAGTGCTTCTCCTATAGAACAAGCATATGTAACGGGAGTTCAAACAACAAATATATTAGAGTTAAGTGATGATATATTCAAAAACGCTGCCGAAAATTATGTTATCTATTCAAATACTAATATTAGAGAAGTAGAAAGAGTAAGTCAAAGTAAAGTATTTTATTTAACTAATTCTATGCTAACCGCTCCTACTACTACTTATCCTTGTTATGTGTTAGGGGGAGCCAGTTCTAATATACCTACTCCATCAGGAGTGGGGGGAAATACAGTTACAGTTTATCCTTCTACTATTAGAAATGTAGGAGATATACAAGCGCAATACATACGCTATCCTTTAGACCCTAAATGGTCATGGACCAGTTTAGTGGGAGGAGAACCGTTATTTAATCCAGGGGCTTCTGATTTTCAAGAGTTTGAATTACCAGATTCTGACGAGCCTACTTTAATTGCAAAAATTTGTCAGTATATAGGTATTGAAATTAGAGAGGATATGGTATATAAATTTGGAGGTACAGAAGAAACTTTAGACACACAAGAAACAAGTTAATTATGGCATATATTACAGATTATCAATATTACGAAAATGGCGGTATAGTTCCTGAAGATAAAAACTGGGGTTCATATCAGTATGTTACTTTAGAAAATATAGTAAATAATTTTATGTTAATGTATCAAGGAAACCATGAGATAATTAACAATATAAATCGTTATCAAGTTTTATTCCATGCTAAAAGAGGAATACAAGAATTGAACTATGATGCGATGAAAGAAATAAAGATATTAGAGTTAGAAGTATGTGATCAGTTAAGATTTGTACTTCCTCCTGATTATGTTAATTGGGTTAGAGTATCTTTAATGCAAAACGGAATGCTTTATCCTATGACTGAAAATATTCAGACAAATTGGAGTGGGGCTTATTTGCAAGATAATGATTGTAAAATATTATTTGATATAGATGGAAACGTATTAAAACCTCAAGATTCATTTTTTGATATTAAAAGATTAGAAGGGACCCAAAAAAATATGTATTTAGGAACTGGTCCTTATAATGGGAATCTCGGATATAATATAGATGGAAATTGGTATTTTGATTATAATTTTGGGGATCGTTTTGGATTGAATACTGAAACGGCTAATCAAAATCCTACCTTTAGTATAAACAAAAAAGGAGGAGCAATTAACTTTATGTCTGGAATGGCTGGTAAATTTGTAGTATTAGAATATGTTTCAGACGGATTAGAGAAGGGTGATGACTCTTTAGTAAGTGTAAATAAATTATTTGAAGAATTTATATATGCTTATATTAAATATTCTATTTTAAATGGAAGGTTCGGGGTGCAAGAATATGTAGTAAATAGAGCAAGAAAAGATAAGTCTTCTCTACTTAGAAATGCCAAGTTAAGATTAAGTAATATACACCCAGGAAGACTCTTACAAAATTTAAGAGGCCAGGATAAATGGATAAAATAAGATGGCGGATATAAGAGCAAATTTTATAGCAGGTCGAATGAATAAGAGCGTTGATGAACGCTTAATTCCTTTAGGAGAATATGTAGATGCGCAAAATGTTAGGCTTGGGTCCACAGAAACCACTGAGATTGGTGCGGTTGAAAACTCCAAAGGAAATACTCAATTAACTTTCTTGGCTTTTGACGGTAATAGTTTAAGTGCAAACGCAGTTTGTATGGGGGTTTACGAAGATGGAATGGAGGAAACTATATATTGGTTTGTTCATGATCCAGTTAATCCTGGGTCTCCTACTGGTAAAGTTGATCTTGTAGTTTCTTTTGATACTAAGACTACAGCTGTAACATACCATATTGTTTCGGTATTTGATGGAGTAGCAGGATCGGGAAAAACTACTTTAAATTTTAATCCTACTTATTTAATTACAGGAGTAAGTAAGATTGAAGATCAATTGTTTTTTACAGATGATTTAAATCCTCCAAGATATATAAATGTAACAAGAAACTATAATGACCCAGCGGTAGGTGTGGATGGTATTGTAGAAGAAGACATAAGTGTTATTGTAAAACCACCCGGGTTTGAAGATGAAAATCCAGCTATTCCTTACATTCCTTTAGCGGTTCCTAAAGTTACTTTACAAAACTTTCCTGGAGAAGAAAATTACATGGAAACCAGGTTTGTTTGTTTTGCTTATAGGTATCGTTATCAAGACGGGGGTTATAGTGCTACTTCTTTATTCTCTCAACCTGCTTTTCAGCCAGGAAGTTTTAGGTTTGATTTAGATACTTTTAATAACGCTGGAATGAAAAACCGTTTTAATGGGGCGTTAATAGAATTTTCTACAGGCTCTAAAAGAGTGAAAGAAGTAGATTTGCTTTATAAAGAAAGCGGGAATAATATTATCTATGTAATAGAAAGATATAACAAACAAGATTTAGGTTGGTTAGATGAGCAGCAACAATCTATTACTTTTAGTAATAGTAAGATATATACTACTTTAGGATCGGATGAAATACTAAGACAATATGATAATGTACCACGTGTAGCTAAAGCTCAGACTATTCAGGGTAATAGATTAATATATGGTAACTATATTGATGGTTATAATGTAACTAATCAAAATGACCAAAAGATTCCTATTGTTTACAGTACAGAACATGTAATAGAAGAAATTGGAGGAGTTGCTTTAGACGCTCCAGTAGCAAGTAATGGAACTGCTTATGATATAGGACAGGATGTGGCTGGTGGTCCAGCATCTGTAAGTGTAGATGACTGTCGAATTACTTTTGATTTAGCTGCATTAGAACTTCCTATAAAAACAGGGTTAACACTAAACTTTGATGTTAGTGTTCTTTCAGCGGCACCGGCTCAGGTTAGTGGAGGTCAAAACCCTATTGCTTCAGGACCTGATAGCGATTCAGTATTTCAACAAACCAGTCCTTTTAGTCTTACTTGGAGCTTTACTGCTCCTCAAGACTATGCAACAGTTAATGATATGATTAACTCTATAGATTTTCAAAATCCTCTGGGGCTTAATATTAATGGAAACTATCAACAAATAAAACCTATAAATAACTCAGGTTCCGGAGGGACTTTAACAGATAAGTTTAATCAAGTTATTTCTCCTCCTCCAGGGACAGCTATGGAGTTTATAAATAGTGCTATAACAGACCCTAATGGAACAGCTTCAACATGTGGAGCTCCTGCCGCTACCTCTACGTGTTTGCAACAAGGATTTTTTTTCAGTGTAACTGGTAGTTCTTTTACTATTCAGCTTCCTGCCGTAAGATTTTATTCCGAGGATGTCCCTAATCCTGGGGATGTTAGTGAGCAGTTTGAGTTTTTTAATTTTGAAGATTTTAGTAGTACAGTGGGATACCTTTTAACTTCTGACACTTATAGCTTACATAGTAATAGAGATTATGAAACAGGTATTGTTTATATGGATGATTATGGTAGAGCATCTACTGTATTAGTATCCGATCAAAATACTTTATATGTACCTCCTATTAATTCAAGAGATAAAAACACCTGTAAAGTAACTTTATATAATCTACCTCCATACTGGGCTTCTAAATATAAATTTGTTATGAAGCCAAGTGAGGGTGAATATTTCACGGTTTTTTCTACGCAGTATTATGCAGATGAAAAAGACCCTTCGGTTTTATGGTTTAAGTTAGAAGGAGATAACACTAATATTGTTACTCAAGGAATGAACTTAGTTGTTAAGAGCGATACCAATGGTCCTCTTAATAGAAATGTAGTGTGTAAGGTATTAGAGATCAGAGCTTTTAGTAGAAACACTGCTGATTTTGCACCTGGTCCGGGTCTAAATCCAGCAGGACTTTATATGTGTATAAAGCCAGGTAGTTTTACTACAGAATTTCCGGATGATGCCGTAATAAGTTATGGTAATAAGACCGCGTCTACTAATGCTACCAACTGTAACCTTTCTAATTCATATAGTTTAAATCTTACCAATGATGTAACTGGTGGTGGAACGCCATATGATTTACCTGCAGGATCAAGTATTCGTGTTAGAATTGATAATTGGAGAGGAGAAAAAGGAAATAACTGTACCCGAAAAAAATATTTCTTTGATGAAACATTTACTGCCAGTCAAGATTACCCTGATTTTAATAAATGGTGGAATGGAGATAGTGTAAATATTACTACCGGTAGCAAGACAGCAATGAGTGCTCAACAATTTCCAAACTCTGGAAACCCTTTTGGTTCTCCTAATGCAAAAACGGCTTCGTGTTTTGTTTCTAAGTTTTACTGCTTTACTAATGGTAGTGATTTAAATTTCAGAAACCGTTGTGGTATTAAAAGATGTACAAGTTTTTGGGGAGATAAAAGACCAGGGCATGTAGGTACTAAGATAGAAGTAATCAGGGGGGGTCAATTAATTATATGGGAGACAGAGCCATCGGAGGTAGATCCTAATTTATTTTACGATGCCTCTCAGATGTTAGATATATATGTAGATCCTTTAGATAATAAAAGATATCATCAGTCAGCGGGAGGCGCAACTGATATTAACCAACAGGCGGGTATACCGCTTGAGGTTACTTTACCTTTTGCTAACTGTTATACTTTTGGTAATGGAGTAGAAAGCTTTAGAGTAAATGATTCTCCAGGAACTAAAAGTTTTGACATGGGCCAGCGCGTATTAGCGGTATCTAATCAAGATTTTAAAGAAGCTGATAGATTTGCAGGAATGACTTATAGTGGTGTGTATAGTGGAGCGGCTAATTCTAACAACTTAAATGAGTTTAATTTAGGACTTGTAAACTATAAAGATTGTGAAGCAGACTTTGGTCCTATACAAATATTACATTCCAGAGAAACTGACATCCTCTGTTTACAAGAGGATAGAATATCTTATGTATTAGCTGGTAAAAATGTTATTACAGACTCTACCGGTGGTGGAGCTATTGCATCTGTACCTGAAGTGTTAGGAACGCAGGTGGCTCGTATTGAAGAGTATGGTATTAGTTTTAATCCGGAGAGTTTTGCAGCATGGGGTGCTGATATGTTCTTTACCGACGCTAAAAGAGCTGCGGTTATAAACTTAAGAGGAACGTCCCGTAACACAGATCAAATTCAAATAATCTCACAAGCCGGAATGCGTTCATGGTTTAGAGATCAATTTTCAGAACAACTTACTACTCAAAAATTAGGGGGTTACGACCCGTATATGAATGAGTATGTTCTTAGTAGTAATCTAAAAAGTTTACCAGCCGCAGCGCCAGGAGCAACTCCTTGTGGCACTACTATAACACAAACCGATGCTACTAATGTGTTAACGTATAGTGTTAACGTAGGAGATATTATTGGTCCTATAGATATAGATTATACTATTACTGGTGGTGGCCAAATGACAGTAGATGCTATTTGGGATGGAACTACTTCGACCACAGGTGTTGTAGGGGCAAGTGGTACGCTTACTGTTCAAAAAACAGCGGTTACACCTAATGAAATTACTGTTACTATAACGCCGGATACAGCTACTGCTCAAGGTAATGTAACGTATGATATTACAGTAAATTGTCCTACCCAAGTTGCCTTAACAGTAGTAAGAGTAGTGTTAAGCTCACCAAGTACGTCAGGTCAGTTTATTCACTTTGAATATGATTGGACGGACGGCAGTACTATTTCTCCTTCTTTAAATAACTTAGCTTCTTTAGGAACTTCTACTCCGACTGAGTATCTTTCTCAAACAGGAATAAGATCTGTAGGAGTCTTTCCGTATTCAGGGGGTGGAGTTGTTCCTACTTTAACCATGAAAACTTTAAAGCAAGGGTTTGATGACTTTGTATGGAATAGCTCTCAAAACAGTATGTATGTTTATCCATCCTCGACTTTATATACCTCTTCTTCGGCGGATATAATAGCTTTAATGGCGGTAATTGCTGCAGGTGGTGCTGCTCCATTACCAATATCAGGTCTTCCTGGTCAAGAGCAGGGGACTAAAACCTTAACTCCGTTTAACTTCCCTACTACTTCTAATTATTTATATTTAGTTTGGGATTTAAGACAGATTACAAGCAGTGAGTTATGTTATGCTGCTACACCAGGGGGAACAGCTTTAGAGGCATGCTGTGGATGTAGTCCAGTATGTACAAGTACAACATGGTTTGGTCCACAAAGATCTAATATAGTGGATGTATGTAATACAAATACTAATAGCCCTGGAGCTCAGCTATATTCTTTTGAAGGGTCAGGAGCGATTCCTCAAATTGGAGAAATATGTTATGCAGACACAACATGTAATCCAAGTGCCTTACTACCAACTGGCTATTATATTGTAGATCAAAATCAACCGGCAGCTGTTAAGAATTGGATAGAAGTAGGAAATAACGGAGACGTAATAGCTTCAGGAACATGTTAAAAAATTAAATTATATGGCAACATTAGGAACTTATTTTTATGATGGAACAAGCTTTGCTTTAGCAACAGGGTTATATACGGATGCAGGTTTTACAACTGTAGCTCCTAATGGATTTTATTCTCAAGGAGGTGTAGTAAGACAGATGTCAGGTGGAGTATTAGGAACAGCTCAGACATGTCCTTCATGTATTAATTCTTGCGGCTCTTCTATTATTTCTAATACTGTTTTTGGACAACACAAGGTGGCGGTAGATGTTGGAACTGGAACGGGAGCCGTAATTGTTGAGTTTACTGTATCTGTTGATTCTACAGCCAGATGTACGTGGACATATAATGGTATTACAGCCAGCGAATATTCTTCTCCAGCAGCTGTAGGTGGATATCTACAGGGCTTAATTGGTTCTGAAAGTTGTTGTGGGGTTACTAACGCAGCGGGTAGTGCAGGTTCTAATTATACAGGTTCAGTATTCAATTATAGTGGAGGAGTGTGGGCCCCTACAGGTGCTACTGCAACTTGGGGTCCTTTTACAAATCAAGCTGCGGGAGGAGTAGATTTAGATTCGTTTGGAGTAGGATTTGGAACAACTATTATGGTAGTTCCTAAAACAGTAGCGGCGACTACTATTGATTTTGTTATAGAAAATTCAGGGGGTTCTTTACCAACTGCTTATTCCTGGTCTATGGTTGTTAAATGTCCAGCGCAACTACCATCTTTTACTGGAACACTGGCTGCTCAAGTAGATTGCCCAACAGCTTGTTTGATTGTTACAGCCCCGGATACTTTTTATCATGCTGAAGTTTCGGGAACAGCGGGAACTCCAGCTGTTAATGATTGGGTATTTAGTGACCCAGAGGGAGCTAACGCAATAGCAGACGGTTATTATAGCGTGTTTTTTGGAGGGGCATTTTATTGTATGCAAACAGCAAACGGAGTAATTATTAATTTAACAGCTTGTTAATATGGCATTACCAGCAGCAACATTATCATATAGTGAGGAGGCTAAAGGATGGCCTTCATTCTATTCTTATTTACCGGATTACATGGTAGGGATGAATAGTTATTTTTATAGTTTTAATGGAGGTAATTTATACCGACACAATACTAATCCTATAAGAAATAATTATTATGGAGTACAATATACCTCTGAGATAACAGGGGTGTTTAATACCGAACCTCAGACTATTAAACTTTTTAAAACCATGTCTTATGAGAGTGATGACAGGTGGGCATGTACTGCTTTATTCACAGAGCTTGGAACGGGGTCTATGTTAGCTACCGAATTTGTAGAAAAAGAAAGAGAATGGTTTACCTTTTTAAGAGAACTTGAAACCACTGTTAATTGGAAGGCAAGATCTACAAATGGTATTGGTCCGGTAGCAGTGGTAGGGGGAGTAAGCCCTGCTATTACATTACTGTTTAATTTTAATCTTGGAAGTATTGTTTCAGTAGGAGACTTTTTATATGAGGCAACCTCTGTAGTTGGTGTCCCTTCTTATTTAGGACAAATAACTGGTATTGATAGAACAACTAATACAATAACTTTTAATGATACAGTACCTGCTTTAGATGGTGCGCTGACTACAGGACCAGGTGCTGCTGCAGATTTTATTATCTTTATGAAAAATGCTGTTGCAGAGTCTCATGGAGCGCGTGGTTATTTTATGCAGTTTACACTACAAAATACCAATACAAGTCCTGTAGAATTATTTTCTGTAGGTAGTAGCGTGATGAAAAGTTATCCGTAGAATTTATTATCTTTGCGTTAATGAAATTAAATATATTACCATTAACCGCAACAGACTACGATAATATTCTATGTGGCTGGTGGAAAGATTGGAGATGGACACCTCCATCAAAGGAGTTTTTACCTGATAATGGAACGGGTGGTTTTATAGTTTATGATAAGGAAACTCCTATATGTGCGGGTTTTATGTATCTAACTAACTCAAAAGCAGCATGGTGCGACTGGATAATATCTAATCGTCATTATAAAGAAAGACAAAACAGAAGGGATGCATTAGAGTTATTAGTAAAAACTATTAGTGAAGAGGCAGAGAAAAAAGGAAATAAATATATTTACGCATTAATTAAAAACAAACCATTGATTGAAGTATATAAGAAAAACAATTTTGTAGAAGGAAGTACTTATACTCATGAGATGATAAAAACAATATAATATGGCAGCAGTAACAGCAGCAGTAGTAGGTATCGCCTCAGCCGGCGCCTCTACTTATATGAGTTTTTCTAACGCGGCTAAAGCAAAAAGAGAAGGAGATGCAGCTAAGGATGCAGCAAGTAAAGCTATGGCGGACGCTAAGAAAAAAGCAGAAACAGATTTTTATGAAGGACTAAGCGTTCCTTTAGATGCTTATGAAGCAGAGTTTGAAAACAACTTAGCAGTAGCTCAGCAAAGCACAGAGGCTCTTCAAGAGGGGGATGCCAGAGCTTTAGCGGCAGGTGTAGGAAGAATAGGAGCGACACAGGCGGATCAAGCAGAGAAAACTCGTATTGCTATGGGAGAACAAATCTCTGACCTTCAAGCTACTAAAGCGCAATCTAAAGACGCTGTCAATCAGCAGTTATTACAAATGGATGTGGCTAATGCGAAAGAACAAAAACAAATTGCACGTGATTCAGAGGCCGCAAGAGCAGCTTCAATTCAACAAGGAATACAAAGTGCAGGATCTATGGTAACTCAAATAGGAAAAGCCGCCCCGTTGTATGGAAAAAAAGGTGGAGCACCTACTCCAGGAACATCCAGTGCTTTTGATAGTAGTAATATAGACCTTTCTAAAGGTGGGTTGACTACTAATCAGTCTGCTTTTTCTAATCCATCAAGCGTCTTGGGAGATCCTCAGATGAATTTTAGTTCTTTTACTCCTAATTCATTTAATGATCTTTATGGTTCGGATAGAAGATTAAAAGAAAATATTAAACTAATAGGACAATCTCCAAGTGGTTTAAATATATATAGCTTTAAATATAAGAATGAAGAAGGAATATATCAAGGAGTTATGTCAGATGAAATTGATCCAACCGCAGTTATTAGAATAGGGGAATATGATATGGTTAATTATTCTATGCTTGATGTAGAATTTAAAAAATTATAAAATGGCAGTAGATCCAACTAAAGCAAAGCGAAATATAAATTTCGATACGTTTGCTCAAGAAAAAGAAGGGAGTAGAATAAATTGGTTTGAGCAGGCTAAAACTATTAGTGATGCTTTTACGGGTGTAGCTACCGATCGTCAAGAAAGAAAGGATGCTATTGATGCAGACACTAAAAAGAATTTAGATGCATTAAATGAGTTAGACCAAATGGATAACAAGACGTTAATGGATATGACCATTGACGGAGCTAACAATGCAGCTAATGCTATATATGAAGCAGAACAAAAAATGAAAAGAGGAGAGTTAAGACCTCAGGACTTTCAGAAATTAAAGAATAATATAAGCTCAGGGTTTACACAGTTTCAAAAGAATGCTAAGAGTTGGGATGAAGATTTTAAAAGATACAGTGAGAGAATGCAAGGCGGGGAGTCCAGTACTTTAGAACAATACTTAGGTGAGAGAATGGAATCTTTTGGTAACCTTAAAAATTTACAGTTAGTTACTAATCCTGAAACAGGGATGTTAGCTTTTGGGCGTATAGATGAAAATGGCAATTTACTTACAGGCCCGGATGATTTAATTAGTATGAACCGGATGACTGCTATTAGTAAGCAGGAAATTAATAAAATAGATGTAGGAGCAGCAGCTGTAGGGGCAGTAGAAGAATTAGGAACATTTATAAAAGCAGGTAATGCAGGCACAATGGATGTAGATGGTATGGGTCCACGTGCTGTAGTTACTATTAAAGACTTTATGCAAACTCCTCAAGCTGATAAATACATTACAGACAAAGCTAATGAACTTTTAAATGCTCAAGGAAACTTTTCTATTGGAAGTGTACTGGCTGACAACGGAGTTCAGAATAGTTTAGGTGAAGAATATAGAGCTGGAGATCAAGCTGCGTTTGACAAGTGGGCATCTGATAATCCTAACGCTGACCAATCTCAAAACCCTGTAATTGTAATGGGGTATAAGGAGAACGGAGTAGTAGTAGAACCAGCGCTTACAGATGGGCAAAAAGAAAGAGCATTGACTTATGCTAAAGACCAAATCAAAGCTGGCTTAGATAATGAAGTAAAAGCTACTGATAATACTTTCCAATACAACCAACCAAACGCTGCTAATATTGCTGCCGGTAGAGCTGATGAGAAAGAGCTTGATTTAGGAAAGAATGTTAATATGATGGTAACAGGTGACGCACGAGAAGCAGAGTCTGCAATGCAGTATTTAGTTTCGGCAAGTAATGGTAATATTTCAAGTATTGAAAAAACATCTGATGGAATTGTAATTAATTATCCAAATAAAAAACCGATGACTATAAGCACCAAAGGAAAGACTTCCGACGAGGCTATGCGAGAAGTATGGAAAGGTGTGGGTATGAATACGGAGTATGATTCTTACGTAAGAAAAGGTGGTGATATAGGAAAGACAGTTACTTATGATGCTGTAGGTGTAGGTGGCCCAGAAGCATTAGTAGAATATGATTCTAATACTAATGTTCGTAATGAAGATGGAGATGAGGTTAGTGCGGTGGATTGGGTTAACAAATCTTCTTTAGGGAAAAGTTTAAATAGCATGAATGATTCTAACGCTGAGGTGACTCAAGTGTTCACTGAACTTATTAGTAAACCAGAGTTTTATCCGAAAGGAATTGGAGGGGGTAAAGTAGAAATGGATGGAGATAATATGACCTTTACTATTGGTAACACTCCATATGATTTAGGAGATGTGTTTGCGATGGAAACATCTGATATAGTACAAGCAATGCAAAAAAGAATCCAAATGGAAGTAGATAAGGCTAATAAAGGAGGGGGTGTTGGTGGAGATAATACCGGAGGTCAATTTAATTCTCCTACCACACCAACCGAAGAAACATAAACAGAAGAATAATGAATGAAGAAGCTATCACAGCCGGCTATGAGTATTTTGTTAAGACAGGATATGACGGTACTATTGAAGAGTATAAAGAGTTGCTTAACACTAATTCAGAAGCTGTTAATGCCACGTTTAAATACTTTGTAGACACAGGGTATAATGGTACGGTAAATGAATTTGTTACCTTAATGGGTGTCGGTGAAAAAAAAAATCTCGTTGGTCCGCCTACTGGAGAAGAGGAAGTTATGGTATCAGATACCGAAGTGGAAGTGGAAGAACCTGGTACATCGGAGCCTTCTCTTCAGACTAACCAAGACCCTATTGTTGAGCAGCAATTACAGACTGAAAATTTAATATCCCCTGAAACTTTTTCTTTAGAAGCAGATGCATCAGTGGAAAGTTCTGATGATAACACCGGAGATTTCTTTGAGCAATCCTTACAAAAAATTAATGCTGACCTTATAGATGAAGAAGAGCAAACTGTTGTTCCTTTAATGAATTATCATTTTAAAGATTACGGTTTTGAATTTGAAACAACAGGATTACGTGACGCGATGAAAGTCACTGCGGCTAATGACAAATCAATTATTATAGATTTAGATCCGGCTACTGGAAATTTATTAGGTTTTGAAAGTAAAGGAGCTGATAAGTTAACTCAATTTTTAAAAGAAAATAGAGAGGAAAGTAATCAGCTAAACCAAATAGAAAAGGGTTATATTCAAAAGAGACAAAAAATTCAGACCGTTAAAGGTGCTGAAGAAGCAATCAAAACTTTTCAGAAGGAGACTCAGGTAGTGAGAGATGATATAAGTAATTACATAAAAGCTAAAAGTTTTTATGATCAAAACAATTTACAGGATAGAGATCCTAATGAAATAATTTATGTAGAAGGCCCTGATGGAAATCAAATGTCTACTACTCCTTTACAGTTAAAAGAAAACATATTAAAAGAAGAAGCTCGAATTACCCAAGCTCAGGAGAATTTAGTTGTTAAAGGAAAACAGTTAGATGAACATGTAGGAGAATGGTATGATATGCGCTCAGATCAAGGCGGGATATGGGGTTCTTTTTGGAATGCATTATTAGATGGAACAGCCAGGGTAGTTACGCAAAATGTAAATCGTCTTATAGATCTTGGTACTTTTGCGGGCCCTTTAGAGGGATTTGTGGTGTCGCCCCAAACCTATAAAAGAAAAGTATTAATGAAGGCTAAGGAAGCGGGAGTCTTAGGGGATACTTATACAGATGAAAGAATAGAAGAGATCTTAAAGAACCCTGAAGAGTTTGAAAGAATAAAACAAATAATTAAAAATGCAGTGGTTACCGAAACTACAGGCGTCAACCCTTTAATTACTAAAGACGGTGTGCCTCAACCTACTTCAACTACTACTTCTTTATTAGATGATATAGAAAAAGAAATTAGAGATGAGGCTCGTAAAGAAGTAAAATATGACAGAAAGGCGGGTGAGGAAAGGGTAGAAAATCCCTTCTCTCGTTTTGCTAATGATCCGCGGTACGATCAGAATAAAGGGATGCTTGAAATGACTCGTAAGGGTTTACGTGAAACAGTGGGATATAAAGATGTGACTCCCGAGTATACTGCGGAAACTAAAAAAGGTTTTTGGGGAGGAGCTTTAATCGGAGTGACTGAATCTATACCAGCTATGTTAGGCCCTACTCCTATTCGGGTAGTGAATATGATATCACAAGTTGAAGATCATATCAATGAAGAGATGGAGAACGATCCGGATTTTGATAACGTAAGTGAAGCAGAAAAAGCAATGTTTACTATACCATTAGGAATTGTAGTAGGGGTGTTAGAAAATGTAGGATTAAGAAATGCTTTAGCTCAAAAAGGTGTAGCCAGTAAAATTTTATTAAGAGTTTATAAGAGGCATGGAAAAAACATTACCGGAAAAAGTTTTAGAGAGGTAGTTAAAAAGGAAGTAAATAGTATGATTGGTCAAGGATTGTTAGTTGTAGGTGCGGGGGGACTGGCGGAATTTGAAACAGGATTAGCGCAAGAAATGGCAGATATAGGATTTAAAGAAGCTTATAATGCTATTAAAGAAAAAGATATGTTCCGTACTCCAGAGGATTTTTATGAAGGAGCAAAGCAAGTACTCAGGGCTGGAGCTCAAGAGATGATTGGAGGATTTGTAATTGGAACCGCTCCAGCTGTTGCAGTAGCAGCATCTAACGGAGACTTTACTACTTTAGATAAAGGGGTTTTTGAAATGTTTGAAGAGATCCATAATGAACCAATAGTAAGAGATGCGTTTGTTGAAAAAACAAAAGAACGTATATTAAAAAATGAGCTAACTAAAGAGGAAGCAGAGAAATTAATTTCTGATTATGACAAAACAGTAGGGGTTATGAATCAGATACCATCTGATTTACCTACAGCTCAGAAGAAAAAGTTGTTAGGAAACCTCTTAAGACAGCAAGAGTTAAATTCTGAAATAGAATTATATAACAAACAGCTTACTAAAAAACAACAAGCAGAATTACTTCAGTTAGAAAATGAAGTAGAAGGAATATTAAGAGAAGGAGATGTTGCAATCCAACAAGAAAAAACAGAAAGTGAGTTAAATACTCAAGCAATAAATGAATTAAAAGAGGAGGGTATTGAGAACCCAACTCCTGAACAAATTAAAACTAAACGAGATGCCATTCAAGAGTCAAGCCCAGAGAGCGTGGATGTACAAGTACAAACCCAAGATGGCGGAGCAGTGGGAGATGGAAACACCCAGACGACCATTACCGAAGAGAGTAGCCAAGAAGAACAAACCGATCTTGATCCGACAACGCAAAAGGAAGTAGAAGATTTAACCTCTATAATTAACGAGCAAACAGGCGTTCAAGAGGAAACAGAAACTGAAACCACCACACAAGAAACTACAACTAAAGGTGTAGAAGTAGATAGTGAAAACAATAATGTAACTATAGAAAAAAGTGATGGTACAAAAGTAACATTACCAGGTGTAAGTGTAAGTGAAAATGTAAGTGTAACTGAAACGGCAGGAGATCCTACGGCTGTAAGAATACAAAACTCTTTATTAAGGCAAGCCAAGAATGCGGGTAAGGCTATAGCTAAATTAATACCTCAGGCTAATATTGTTGTTCACGCTACAGAAGACGCTTATAATCAAGCAGTTAGCGCTGCTAATAAAGGAACTCGAGGAACATTCTCGACGGTTACTAACACTATTCATATTAATGCTCCTAAAGCTAATACCAGAACGGTAGCTCATGAGGTTATGCACGCAGTGCTATTAAAGAAACTGGGAATCAATGCAGACTTTAGTAAGGTTACAGGAAGAATGTTAAAGGCAGTAAGCAAAGGAATAAAAGACCCACAGCTTAAAAAAACTATTGAAGCATTTGCTGCTGACTATGATACCAAAGAACAAAATGAAGAGCAGGTATCTGAGTTGTTTGGATATTTATCTGCAGCTTATACTAAGTTAGACGGTCCAACTAAAAGTATAGTAAAGAGATGGTTACAGAAAGCAGCTAAAGCTGTTGGTTTACCTGTTAATATAACAGAGTTTACTAAGGAAGAGGCTGATATGATTGACTTCTTCAATACAGTATCTAAGAAAGTAAGAGAAGGAACAGAAGTTACAGAGGGAGATATAGAAGTAATTCCAGGAGAAGTGGTAGAAGATGCTGAAGGACCTGTCCCTGAAAATATTCCTGATGATGGTCCGTCCATTGATTTAGAGAAAACAGAAAAAGCACAAACAGATAGAGGTGGTATTGATTTAAAGAAAATAAAACGTGGTTCTATTAATGATCTTAGTGGAGTTAATGCTTTTGTTTTTGCTGCAGACCAGGCTACTTATGGTAATATAGAAAGTCCATCCGGAACTAAGTTTATGTTTAACGGAGGTTACTTATATCCTTATGGCTCTGAGTCTCAAGGAAGTAATGCTGCTTGGGTGTTTGCTAATGAGACAGCTGCTAATAAAGTTTTAAATAAAGCCAAAGAGAGTGACGGTGTAGGACTTGTAATGTCTCAAGTATCCACTGGTATAACAGGTAATCTACAGTTTTATGATTTTGTAAATGCAGAGATTGCTAATGCTGTAGAGAAAGGAGCTTCTCCTAAAGAACTTATTAGTTATATAAATGAAAAATTAAAACTCACTAAAGTTGCGAAAGGATTAAAGGCTAAAGGATTGCCTGCGCAAATTAGTAGTTTAGAAGAGTTTCAAACCTTATTAGTTCCTTTAAACTTTGAACAACGAGGAAGTTTTAATCAGACTTTTTTAAGTAAAGATTCTTATGACCAATTTGGCATATCCCCATTTGCACCTTTAAAAACTGTACCTACTAATTTACAGGATGTTGTTAACGATCCATCCCTTAGAAATGTAAAGTATGGAGACATAGTCTCAGCCATAGAGTTTGATCAAGGCGGTAAACCTTTTAAATTAAATGAAGGTGATCCAGGATATCATCCTGCATACCCTTGGGCATTACCTGGTAAGCCTATGATGGTATTTAATAATGCAGTAGACGTTAGAAAGGTTTATCCAAAAGCAAAACCAAAGGGAGAAAAGACTAACCAAACTCCTATAGGTAAAAGAACGAAGCCATTAGCTGCTCGTTCTGCGATGGGTGGTCAGTATGTGGCTAAGGTTCCTAAAGATATTAATGTAGAGGGAGCTCCAATAAAAGAGAAAGCACAGAAGGCTTCAGTAGATAAACTTGCTAAGATGTATCAGATGAAATCTAATGGTATTATCTGGCCCCAAGGAGTTGATCCTAATGCTTTAAATGCGTGGGCGAATGCTTTAGGTTTTACCGTAGAAAGAACCAGAGGAGATAAAGGACAAACTACTTCTTATAAACTTAAGAAAGACGGAAAAACATATAAACCTACTCGAGAAAAAGCACAAAGAAATGTAGATGAAAAATCGCAAAAGACTTTTAATAAGTTTGACACGCCTTTAGAAATTATTAACAGCGCAAGAGAGTTAAACTTTACGGATGCTGCTATTTTAGACTACCTTACCAGAGTCAGAAAGTTTACTAAGACTGAGGTAAGAGAGTTAATGAAAATAAACGCAGATCTTTTAAGTGTTATACCACCATCATTAGGAAATATAAAAGGAGGTATGAAAGCAGGTGTTAAATTATTTCAAAAAGTATCTAACTTCTATAATAAATTACAAACGAAGAATGCAAAAGCAAAAGTAAAACTTACTGAGCAAGAGATGATGGATGAGGCAATGGAGTTTTTACGAGAACAGGCAGGATATAAATCAGTAGCAGAACCAGGCATAAAAGGAATGTCTACTGAACAATCTATTTTAATGATTGATATAGCCAGAGCTTTAGGAGGAAGACAAAGTACAAATCTAAATCAGGCTATTCGTAATGCTCGTATAATATTAAAGGCTAAAACTAAAGGGCAAAAACAATTAAAGAAAGTTCAAAGAGAGCTGAGAAACTTTATGCGTAAGACATTACCTAAAGATATATATACTAAGCAAGAAGCCCTTAAGTTAATGCGAAAAATTGAGCAAGCCAATAATGATAACATTCAGGAAATAATGAATGAGGTAATGGAGTTTGCTGCCGAAAAAAATAATGTAAGATTAGAGGCTTCCATTCAAGAATTGTTAGATCCTAAAAAAACAGTTAAGAAAATTAATAATATTCTTAAAGGAGTTAAGATAGATGAAGATACAAGAAAGAGAATAGCATCTATTAAGAAAAGAATAGAGAAGGGAATTAAGACAACTGAAGACGAAGTTGTTAAATATATAGCAGAGTTACAACAAGAGTATAATGAGATTAATGAAAAACCTGTTAAGCTGGAAGGAGATTATACTGCTATGGCTGACTTACAAATTGTAATGAATATGGTAAGTGCTTCTAATTTAATGGGTAATAATGATCTTACAAAAGTTAATGTGCTGGCGAGAGTGGAGGCAGAGTTAAAACAAATGATTGTAACAGGAAGAACAATGTTAAAAGATCAATTACAAGAAGCCCACTTAGAATATAGAAGACAGTTTGAAGAGGTTTATAAAGATATTACTGGAAGAAGAGAAAGTTTTAGAGACCAGGCTTTGAATGAATTGCAAGAAGCAGGAATAAAAAAGCCAACTGAAGCGGAGATACAAGATAAGATTACCGATATAATTGAAAATATAAAAGAACAATTACCGGAAGACAGACAGTATGCACAAAATAAAGATGCAATAAGAGGTCGAGGGAAAAAATTAATTGATGGTGTGTTTCGTACATTAGGAAATATTATGAATAAACATTCTGATTTATTCCTAATCATGGATAAGATATCTAAACTACCGGCTGATTTATTTGAAGGAGTAACACAAAAAGAGGTTACGGATAGGGTAGATAAAGCTTCTCGTTTGTTTAAAGAAAGAATGTTAATGAATGAGGCTTTAATTATTTTTAAGTATCAAGAATTATTTGGTAAGAAGTATAAAAAAATTGTAGGATCTTTTACTAATAAAGTTCCTAACGTAATATTTAGAGACGCTAAAAAAGTACAGGATGCAGAAGCGGCTTATAAAAAGAATCCAACTGCGGAAAATAACACAAAGTTAGAGCAAGAAATTTTAAGGCAAGGAATTGGATTGTCTCCTAATCAAATGTATTATTTATATAACCAATATAAAGACTCTCAAAATCACCCTGGTTTTGAAGCTCAATTTGGTCCAGACTATCAGCGAGTAATGAAGGATATCACTACGGAATTAGAAACTAATTATCCGGAATTAAAAGAGTTCGCGGATTGGCAAGTAGATGTATTGTATCCAAGTTTATATAATCATTATAACGAAGCTTATCAAGATATATATAGAACGCAGATGCCTTATAATGTAAACTACGCGGGTATGGTTTATAGAGATGGGGTGGAGCCAGAAGGAGTAGATTTATTATCAGGATCTACACAGTATCACAATGTAGTAGCAGCTAACTCCACTAAGATGAGAGAGAATAATAAACGGCCTATTAAAGCAATGGATGGAACAGATGCCTTGTTTACTTACATGCGTGACATGGAATATTTTGCGGCTTACGCACGTCCTGTAAATGATATTAATAAATTATTTACTAATCCTATTATAAAAGAAACTATTGAAAACTTATATGGGGGTAATGTAAATGAAATGATAGAAGCTGCAATTCAAAAGTTGGCTAATAAAGGAATGTTTAAATCTAATGTGAGGTTTGATTCTTATGTTAATATTATGCAGGATTTATTTATAACTTCTCGTTTAGGTATTAATCCTGTAGTAACTTTAAAACAGTTAACTTCTTTTATAACTTATGCTAATGATATAGGGTTTGTTAATTGGATTAAAAATGCTGCAATAGGCAGGTTAGGTAAAGGACAATCGGTTAGTGCAGTATGGAAAGAGATAGCAGAGAACTCAGTATATATGCAGGATAGAGATGCGCGAAGTATTACTAAAGCCTTAGAGATGTATACGGATAAAAGATTAGGTGATAAGGATTGGATTAGAAGCGCTACAGGATTAAGAGCAGATCAAAGAGAAAGTTTGGTAGATGCATTAATGTATACCACCCGATTAGGGGATAGAGGAGCTATCTATTTAGGAGGTGTTCCTAATTATGTTTATTATAAAAATCAAGCATTAGAAGCAGGTAAAACAGAACAAGAAGCTATAGATATAGCTATTAGAAAATGGGAGAGAGATACTAAGCGTACTCAGCAGTCTACAGATTTGCAAGATAGAGATTACTATCAAACGCAAGATGCATATATGAGAGCTATTAATATGTTCTTAACTACCCCTAAACAATATTTAAGAAAGGAGGCGTATGCTATGCGAAACTTCTATAAGTTATTAAAGTCAGGAGGTAAGGAAGGGAAAGGAACCAAGATGCAAAACGCAAGAACCTTTTTCACTTACCATGTTGTGATGCCAATGTTCTTCCAGTATGTAGCTAATGGTTTCCCTGGACTGTTGGCAGAGTGGGATGATGAAGATGAGAAGGACTTAGCAAGAGCAGCGATTTTAGGAAATGTAAATGCCCTTTTAATATTAGGAGAAGTAGCTGTGAATTTAGGACACTTAGCTAC